ATTTGTTTAACTGGTACTGCTAACCGTAATAAATCTTATTTTTATAAGATGATTCAATTTAACAAACGGCGTTTAGTAAATGCTGGAAAACGCTACCGACAAGCCCATTTTGAGTACGATCATAAGGTAGCGGCTAAGTACAACAACAACTATGGAAAGTTTATTGCTAAAGAAAAACTGCGTATTGGTGAAGACTCCGACGAATTTCAAATGTCGTACTGTAATCGTTGGATTCTTGAAAAAGGTATGTTTGTTACTGAAGAACGCATGGAACGTCTATATGACCAATCTATGCCGTTAATCAAAGAATGGTGGAGAACACAGGTAGTCGTTGGTATTGACGTTGCCCGACAAACAGACTCTACGGTGGTGACGGTTGTATGGGTGGATTGGGACCATCCTGATGCCTTTGGATTCCACGAACATAGAATCCTTAATTGGTTAGAAATTAACAACCAAGAGTGGGAAAGACAATACTTTGAAATAGTTGACTTCTTGCGACACTACGAAGTGATGCGTGTAGGGGTAGACTCACAGGGTGTTGGAGGTGCTGTAGCAGAACGTCTACAACTACTTCTTCCTGATATTGACGTTATAGCAATGTCATCTGACTCTAAGGCACAGCACGAACGGTGGGTGCACTTAACTGAACTTATTCAACGAGAGCAGTTAGTAATCCCTGCCCATTCAAAAGCCCGCCGCACACGCACATGGAAGCGTTTTAACCAACAAATGAGCGATTTGGAAAAGGTTTACAAAGGTCCCTACCTTCTGGCAGCCGCACCTGATGAAAAGGGAGCATTTGACGACTACCCCGATTCCCTCGCCTTAGCATGCTCTATGAGCATTTTTGAGACCATGCCAGAGATACAAGTAGGGTACTCTCCGTTTTTTAGATAATATGTGCACTAAAAAAATGGTAAAGTTGTGCTACCGAATATTCACATTTGGAGGAATATAATAATGAACGTAGCACCATCACCGATGTTTCCAGAGAAGACCCCAGTAATGTTTGAGCAGTCCTATGCTCCAAGCATCCCTGGCAACAAAGGTCCATTGCGTTTTGAAGAAGGTGTGGCAACTGACACAGATGTTCCAAACGATTTTAGTCGTGGAGCATACTTTGATACAGCACCATCGCCAATGCGTCAAAACCAACCAAACCCAGAGAACGTGTTTAAACATGCTGAAGAAACTATGCGTGAACGTGCTCACGTGGGTTCTGCATCATGGGTTGAAGCCCCTGCGCTTCTCTCTGACTTCGTTACTGGTGCGGTTGCTGGCGACGGTATGCCATCATTTGAGATGGAATACAACAGCGGCGCACACATGAACCGACCAAACCCAACTGTAGTATTTGACTGATTAATTAGTCGCAGTACGACTAATTACTAATAGTCATGTCCAGTACAGGCGCTAGTCCACGGGGGCGCAGTGGCGACCCCAGAAGGATTATTAGACCCCTAACTACTTCGTTATCGGGTATCCCCATTGGTGGTTCACGCCAAGGTGGTGGTCTTTATGACTTTAGCGCAATGCGCCAAGCCCGTTGGTCAGAGTTTTATAATACGCAACATTCCCATAAAAACATGGGTTATGACTTTGCTATTAAAAACAAATTTACTCCAACTGACACTGGACGTAGGACTGGTTTTATTGGTGGTGGTTACACATCAATCCGTAGAGAATCCAGTAGTTCTAAAGTTGTCCAAGAACCATTAGACCACTTTAAGCCCCATAAGGCTTTTGTGCATCTTAAAGGTGCTGGTGTTACCCCTCGTATTCGTTTTATGGACACCTCTCGCATGCGTAGCAGGGCTAAACACATATACAACAAGGCTAATCCACAAAACCTTAACGACCTAGACATTCAGCGTCGTATGGACTATTCAGAAATTAAACAACTTCGTGGTGGCAATAGTGGGATTGCACTCCGTGGAAAGAACTTCGGGGAGTGACCAATGACCGATGCTTGGGCGATTGTTGTTGCGGCTGCTATACCCGTAGTCGGAACTGGAGTCGGTTTTCTTATAAGGGAGTTCAAAAACTTCAGGGTAGAAAATCGCCAAGATCACGCAAACGTAATGGCAGAACTACGTAAGGTTCGTCAAGGTGTTGAAAACGTAGCAGGTCGTTTAAACAGCCACATTGACTGGCATATGGATAAAGGAAAGAAATGAAAAAGTTATTCTTTATTTCAGTACTGCTTTTGGCAAGTTGTGGCTATGACGGTAAGTACCGTTATGAGTGCCAAGACCCAGCAAACTGGGAAAACCCTGAGTGCCAACGTCCTGCATGCCAAGTAGACGGAGCATGTCCAGACACATTACTAGGTTTTGACCCAACCTTAGAAGGTTTAGTAAACCCAGAATTAAATGAGTTAATCCCAACACAGGAGACAGTAGCCCCATGAAAGCCATAAAACCACGGTTAACCTCAGCAGAACTAGATGCCCGTTTGAAGTTTGTAATCGGGTGTATGCTTGGTTTTGTCCTACTCATCACCACAGTTGGAGTCCTTTGGGCGCTTGTGTTTGTTACACAGCCTATCGGTGCTCAAGCAGAGAATGATAAGATGTTCTTTAGTGTTCTTTCTTCAGTGGCAACATTTATTACTGGAACACTTGCTGGTTTGATGATTTCAACTGGTAGAAACGCCGAAGATAAAAATGGTAACGGAATACCTGATAACGAGGAGACTGTATGAGTAAAGTTGCTTGGGACTACATTGTTCCCGTAGTGTTGCCAAAAGACCTTAAGGGGGTAACTCCTGGAAAGTTGCCAGCAAACCTCCTCGTTCCAGCAGTAGGCGGTGGAAAACTTCACCATATTGCAGCACAGGCATGGGCTGCGATGGTTGCTGCTGCTAAGGCTGAAGGTATTGAACTAAAACCGACTTCCGCAGGTGACACATACCGTGAATACGAATTGCAAAAGAAGGGCTTCCTACAACGCTACAGCCTTGAGGATACGGGAACTGGAAAGACCAAGACCTTTGAAGGAAAGACCTGGTACTTGAAGAAGGGCATGGCAACGCTTGCTACCCCTGGTAAGTCTCAGCATAACCTTGGTATTGCCGTTGACGTTCACTCAGCGTCAGAACCAAAGCGTCTTAACTGGTTGATTGCCAACGTAAAGAAGTTTGGTTTCTCATGGGAAGTTGTTCCTGAAGAACCTTGGCATCTTCGTTACGTATGTGGTGATAATGTACCTCAAGCCGTGGTAGAGTACACGCAAAGGAAAGAAGCAAAATAATAAGTTAACAATCTGGAGCACAATTTGTCTAATGACTCATTATTAAACGATTTACTCAACCCATTAAAAACCACAAAAACATCACCTTGTAAGATAGGTAGGATTGTTAAAGACCTTCCTACTAACGAGCAGGACGCACTTGTAAAAGCAGTTGAACTTGTGCGTGAATCTGATGCTCAAGGTAAGAGCAAGGTGTATAGTTCTGTTTGGCTTTCTAAAGTGTTGCGTAAAAACGGATATCAAGTTAGTGTAAGTACTGTACAACGACATGTAAATAAGGAGTGCTACTGTGAGTAGTTTAGAATCGGATTTAACAACACCATCTCAGGACAAAACTAAATTGCTTGGCAAATTAGTTGAAATGCTTGAAAAAAAGAACATTGATATCAACGAGATTGGTGACATTAAACGTGTCAAGTTGTATCAAGCACTTACAAAGGACGCAGACGGTGAAGCACAAGTTCATGACCTTGCTGCAATTCAGTTTTCTCCTAAGTGGGAAACTGGTCCTGAATGGCCTGTTATTCAACAAGGTCCTGCAATTAAATTGCCAACACCTAAAGCAAAGAAAAAGAAAGCAACTACGTTTAAAACTTGCGTAGTTCCACCTGACATTCAAATTGGATACTACCGCAACCGTGAGGGTGTATTAGAACCAACGCATGATGAAAAAGCACTTGAAATCTGCATCAAGGTAATTGAAGATTTACAACCTGAAGTTATTGCGCTTGTTGGTGACAACCTTGACCTTCCTGAGATGGGCAAGTATGTGACATACCCTGCGTATGCACAGACTACTCAAGCATCAATTGATCGTGCGACTTTGTTCTGTGCACAACTTCGTGCCGCTGCTCCAGATGCAAAAATCATTTGGCTTGCAGGAAACCACGAAGAACGTATGCCTAAGTACCTTGTACAAAATGCAGGTGCTGCTTATGGTCTTCGCAAAGGAAACACACCAGACTCGTGGCCTGTCCTTTCAGTTCCATACCTTTGCCGTATGGATGAGTTTGATATTGAATACCGACCTGGTTACCCAGCATCAGATTATTGGGTTAATGAAAAACTACGTATTATCCACGGTGACCGTGTAAAGTCGTCAGGCTCAACTGCACACATTTACCTCAACAACGAGAAGACGAGTGTCATCTATGGGCACATCCATCGCATTGAAACGGCTTTCAAAACACGTGAAGACTTTGATGGTCCACGCACCATCATGGCTGCTTCTCCTGGTTGTCTTGCTCGCATTGACGGTGCTATCCCATCCACAAAAGGTGGTGTAGACCTTGATGGTCGTCCTTTAACTCGTCATGAGAATTGGCAACAAGGATTGGGCGTTGTTCGCTACGAAGATGAGGGCGCTCATCGTTTCTCATATGATGTAATCCCCATCTATAATGGATGGGCTATTTATCAGGGCACTGAATACTCAGCCGAATAGTCATGACTACCATTGTTGGTGTGCAAGGAGATGGGTTTGCAGTTATCTGCGTAGATTCACGTATCTCTACCATGTTTGCAGGTGGTCTTGCCCAAGTAGGAACACTTAAAGAAGGGTCAAGCAAGGTATCAACTAATGGAAAATATTTACTCGGCGCTGCTGGAGATGTGCGGGCGATCAACATTCTCCATCATGTATTCCAACCGCCCACCCCACCGCCAAACCTTAGAGGGAAGAAACTTGACCAGTTTTTTACGGCGAAGTTTATACCAGCACTCCGTGAATGCTTTGATGCACAAGGATACTCAGTCCCAGACCTCAACGAAAACAAAGAACACATTGCAGAACAAGGGTCAAGCATCTTAGTAGCAATTAATGGCACCATCTACATAGTGGATGGTGACTACTCGTGGGCTTCTGAATCAAATGGTATTTACTCAGTTGGCTCTGGGTCTTCCTATGCGTTAGGTGCTATGCAGGTACTTTTACGCAGTAAAAAAACAACCCTACATCAGGCTAAAAGTAGTGCACTTCGGGCATTAGCCATTGCTTCTAAGTTTGACCCCTATACTGGTCCTCCGTATCAGACGTTTGTGCAAACTCAAGAAGTAAGCACTAAACGCCGTAAAACGGTATAATCAAAACAGCACATAACTAAGGAGCATACTAATATGGCAAAACAAATTAAACCAGCAGAACTCGCTGACGTGGCTACGAAGGGCGGTGTTTTGGGCGTTATTTCGTATTTGTTTTCAACATACAACGTAGACCCTGCTTTGAACATTGTTGTTCTTCCAGCAGTAATGTACGTTCTTAACGCACTCAGCACTAAGGTTGGTGACCCACAGGTTGCTAACTTCTTTGCAAAGCAAAGCAAGGTTGTTGAGGTAGCAGTTAAGCAAACTGTAGCAAAGCCAGTGACTAAGGCAGTTGCAAAGACAGCGCCTAAGAAAAAAGCAAAGTAAACTAAATAAATGCCCATTGATTTTTGGTCACCGTCTTATCGTGCGGCTTCCAGTGACCTTACGGTATCTATATCTCCGTTAGGTCTTGTTGAACTTGCAGACGAAGAATTTGAGGTACACGGTCCACGCTTGAATCGCTATGCAGCAGCGTGGGCCTGGTACCTTGGGCACCATTGGTCATACCGCCGTGAAATGGGCGAATCACAGTTTTATCTAAACTATGTTCGCACAATGGCAGACTACATCACTAACTTCTGTTTTGGTAGAGGTGTTCAGTTTAAAGTACCTGAACAAAACAACGCTATTATTCCTCACCTTTTAAATGATGTTTGGGATGGGCACAATAATAAGCATTATGTCTTGTGGGAAATGGGGCAACTTGCCGCCGTTACTGGTGACTGCTTTGTAAAAGTTGCTTATGAGGAACCATACGTAGACACTGTTGGTATTCCACACGAGGGACGAATTCGCATTATCCCTCTAAACCCTGCTCACTGTTTTCCTGAATATCATCCGCATGACCGTGACAGAATCATCCGATTTAAGTTAAAGTATCGTTTCTGGGGTACATCGCCAGAAGGAACTCGTCAGGTTTACACCTTTACGGAAATCCTTACTGATGAAATGGTTGAGCAGTACATCAATGATGAACTTATTGACCAGTACCCAAATGCTATTGGAATGGTGCCAATTGTGCACATTCCTAATACAACTATTTCTTCTTCTCCTTGGGGTCAGTCAGACATTTGGGACATTATCCCTCTTAACCGTGAGTTGAACGAGAAAATGGCTGAGGTTTCAGACATTATCAACTACCATGCTGCACCTGTAACCATCATCACTGGTGCTAAGGCTTCACAACTAGAACGTGGACCTAAGAAGGTTTGGGCTGGTCTTCCTAAAGATGCCAGCGTATTTAACCTTGAATCTCGTGGTGAAATGGCTGGTGCTTTGGAATACGTAAACTTCTTAAAGCGTGCTATGCACGAAATCACTGGTATTCCAGAAACTGCACTTGGACAATTCCAACCAGTATCTAATACATCAGGTGTTGCGTTGGCTATCCAATACCAGCCTTTGATGAATCGTTATACCATGAAAAAGATTCACTTTACAAAGGGTCTTGAAAAGATTAACGAACTCATTATTCGTACTGCTGCTGTATTTAGACCAGAAATGTTAATTTATAATGGTCTTAAGTCTGCTCAACCAGAACGGGATAACTTAACCCAGTTAGACCCTGCTGACCCAACTACCTACAAAACAACGTGTCATTGGATTGACCCGTTGCCAACAGATGTTCTCATCAAACTTAACGAAGTACAATCTAAAATGGCACTTGGGCTTGAGTCCAAGCGTGGTGCTCTTAAGATTCTTGGTGAGGAGTTTCCGAACGAAAAGATGGAAGAAATCTTTGAGGAACTCATGGATGACGCTATTGACCAAGGCGCACTTGACATGCTTCGTTCGCAAATACAAATGGCAGTAATGATGGCAACAGGAATGGTTCCTGGTGAAAATGGTCCACAGCCAGCAAGCGCTGGTGGTTCTGATGTATCATCTGCTGGTGGTTCTGAAGGAGTAATGCCTGGAACGGCAGTAAATCCGATAGAATCAGATTTAATGAATCAATTGGTAAGTAAGGCTTACGGTGCTAGGTTCGCCCAGCAACGTAGTCCAGGCGAAGATTAATCAGTAAATAAAAACAGTTAATATCAGCAAAACTAGCGAGGTTATACCTATGGCAAAGCAACCATCCCCAGAACAAGACTCTGTAGTTATTGGTACAGAGAATCCTGTTGTAGAGCAAGAGCAAGAGCAACCAAAGGAAGTTGTAAAGAACTTTACAATTGACGATGTTGAAAGTGCTCGCAAGCAGGAAAAAGATAAGATGTACAAGCGTCTTGAAGAAGCCGATGTACGTGTGAAAAGCATGGAAGAACAACTTAAAGTTATTTCTTCTGAGCGTGAAGAAGCCATTAAAAAGGCTGAAGAACAGGCAAAGCGTGAGGCTGAAATCCTTAAGAAGCGTGAGTTTGAAGAACTTACAGCAAAAGAATTGCTTCTTAAACAGGAGACTGAATTCAACAAAAAGATTAATGATGTTGAAAATGAGTGGAAAGCACGACTTGAAGAAATTGATCGTGACCGTCAAGCGCAGGCTGCCCTTCTTGAAAAAGAGCGTCGCCACCAGGAAATTCAAACTTATCTAAACCGCCGCCTTCAGGAAGAACAAGAAGCAATTATTCCTGAATTGCTTGGTTTGGTCAGTGGAAATTCTGAAGATGAAATTGAAACTGCAATTGCTAAATACAAAGAAGCAAGTTCTGCTATATTTGAAAATGTCCAAAGAGCAACTGCGGAAACGCAGGTTCGCTTTAAAGGTGCAGGTGTAACAGCCCCACCTGTTGGGCCGATGGAAACTCAGATGGAGCAGCAAACGTTGACAGCGGAAGATATTCGTAATATGTCAATGGACCAGTATCAAAAAATGCGTGACAGGCTCTTGAACGCACGTTCTTCCAGAGGGCGTTTTTAAACTCTGGTAGAATTTAAAATAACCCATTAACATTCCTTACGGAGGATAAAAGACATGGCATATCCAGGCCCAGCAGGTGGTGCAGTCACAGGTGCTGACCTTTCGGCAATTACGACGACAGGTTACTCAAGTGATGCAACACTCTCACCAGCAATTCAGACTATTTGGTCCAAGGAAATCTTGTTCCAAGCAATGCCTGTTTTGCGATTTGAACAGTTCGCAGTAAAGAAGACTGAACTTGGTGTTATGCCAGGTCTCACCGTCAACTTCATGCGTTACAACAACCTTGGTGTTGATGACACCAACGGCGCAGTATTGACTGAAGGTGTACGTATGGAGCCTTCCGCTCTGTCGGCATCACAGATTCAAATTACTGTGAAGGAACAAGGTAAGTCGGTTGCAGTAACCGAACTTCTCTTGAACGCATCATTTGATGACGTTATGGCATCGTCCAGTCGTCTTCTTGGTCGTCACATGGCACAGTCAATGGACGTACAAGCACGCAACACCTTGTACGCCGCAGGCGTTCCATTTGGTGGCGGTGCAGCAGTTGCTCCATCGGTAGTGTTTGGTCGCAAGACAAACGGTTCTACCCGTGGTTCTATTGCTCCTTACGAGTACTCGGCAGCAGGTTCGGCTTCGGCTCCTGGCTACCTCTCACCAGCAACCATTAAGGACGCTGTTGAAATTCTCGCAGGTCAGAACATCCCACGCCTTGGCGATACTTACGTTTGCTTCGTTCACCCATCACAGAGCCGTGCGCTTCGTGACTGGCCTGAATTTATTGAAGTAACCAAGTACGCTGCACCTGGCAACTTCATGCTTGGTGAAATTGGTCGTCTGTATGACGTAGTGTTCATTGAAACCACCCAGGTTCTTAAGGGTGGCACGAACATTGTTGACTTGGCTCCAGGAACCGCTGGTTACCAAGACCCAACAGGAACTTCATACAGTGCAATCATGATCGGTGACAACGCATTTGGTCAGGCAATCGCCTTGCCAGTTGAACTCCGTGACGGTGGCGTAATTGACTTCGGTCGTGAGCAT